AACTACCTTTAAACGGGAGAATTATAAAAAACGAGCAAAATAAAGGGTTTAGCGTTGCGAACAATCAGGGCTACGGCATATCAAGAGGAGACTTGCTTTGTTTCCTAAACAATGATATAATACCTATGCAGGGTTGGTTGAGCTCCCTATGTGAAACTCTGCTCAGCGATGAGAAGATTGGAATCGTAGGGGCTCGACTTCTGCATCCTGGCAGAGGGTCAGTTCAACATGCTGGTATCGACATTGTTGACCTTAGACCTAATCACACATATTTCGGCAGGCAGCAAGACGATAAAGACGTGATGAAGCAGAGAGAATGCTTTGCTGTCACTGGCGCTTGCATGCTGATAAGAAAGTCTACTTTCGAAGAACTCAACGGATTCAGTGAAGATTACTGGTTGGGATTCGAAGATATAGATTTGTGTAATAAAGCCAAGGAAAAAGGTTATAAAATAGTTTATGAGCCAAGAGCCAAACTGTACCATTACGAGTCCCGAACGCCTGGACGCTATGAAAAAGACGATGAGAACTTTAAACTCTACATGCACAGATGGGTCTATGGACGTTCAGAGTATGGATATAAATGAAATTAACCAAATGGGTAATCTAATATGTCAGGAAACTGGCAAGTCTAAATGGATAATTAACCTTGGAGAAGACATAAGATTAGAGTATACTCCATATGGGAGCTGGTATATCTATTACAACGGATGCCAGATGAGTTTTAAGGACTATACAAATCAGGAGAAACTGATAAAATATGCATTAAGGTGTATTAATAATTAATAGTTAATAATATGGATAGCGAAGATATAGCTAAAATAATAATTCTTGTTGTAATGTTGGCATTTTATTCAGTTTTGGGCTTTGTAGCTTTCCATTTTATAGTAAAATATTGGTAACTGCGGGCTAGAGTAACGGTCACTCAGGGGTTTCATAAGCCCCGCAACTGGGTTCGACTCCCAGGCTCCGCAACAAGCATATGAAAAAATTATTACCACAACAGAATAAACTCAAATCACCCAATTTATATTGGTCGAGTTTTAGCTACTCTGAGGTGGTCAAATGGTAAGACATGGGTCCTTGGAACCCAAAATGACAGTTCGAATCTGTCCCTCAGAACATTTAGTGAAAGTTCATTAAAAACTGAGGGTAGAATAAATGCTTATGCCGTATAAGAATATCGAAGATAGAAGAGCATGCTCAAAAAGACATTACAACAGAAATGTGGCAATGTATGTTAAAAAGGCAGCGGATTCTAGAAAAAGAATAAAAGATTTTTTAGATAATTATAAATCGACTCATCCGTGCACGAGATGTTCAGAAAATGACCCAGTATGTTTAGAGTTTCATCATACTGACCCGAAAGCTAAAGAAATAGAGGTTAGCAGATGTGTATTAATGGGATGGTCAATAAAAAGAATACTGAAAGAGATAGCGAAGTGTATAATATTGTGTGCTAATTGCCACAAAAAAGAGCATTTTAAAAACAAAGCAAATCTACCCTTGGAAAACAAATGCGAGGGTAGGTTAACTGGCTAAACCAGTGGTCTCCAAAACCACTAACTCTGAGTTCGAATCTCAGCCCTCGTGCAAGAATGATAGAAAATTTTTCATCAGGGTATAGTATATCAGCAGTACGCGTGTTTTGGGTACACGTAGGGTTGGAGCGTCACCAACTATCCTGACTAGATTTCCTAGTGTAGCTCAATTGGTAGAGCGTTCCCCCGTTAAGGGAAGGGTTGAAGGTTCGATTCCTTTATCTCCCACAATTAATTATTAATCAAAAAAACATATGAAAGGTATAGATACTTCACATTATCAAGGAGACAAAGGTCTAGTTGACTGGAATAAAGTTAAGCAAGACGGAGTTGAGTTTGCTTTTCTAAAATGCACTGGTGGAAGTTCCCTTTTCGACGGGATGTTTAAGAGAGACAAAACTGAAGCGATTAAAATTGGTTTATACAAAGGTTCATACCATTTTGCAGGCAAGGGATTTTCAGATGCTAACGGCAACTTATATTTTGTAGCGCAAGACCCTATAAAAGAAGCCGATTGGTATATCAAAAACGCAGATTTTAAAAAAGGAGAATTAACAATATTAGATTGGGAGATACAGTACGCAGACCCTGTCGGTTGGTGTACTAAATTCAGAAATAGAGTAATAGAAAAGTTAGGCACAGAGCCGATAGTTTATCTAAATGAATCCACGTTCCTCAAATACGCATGGCCGAAAGAATGGAAGTATTGGATTGCTAAATATCCTAAACCAGATACTGGAGAAATGAAAACTAAGCCCAAAGGTGATTGGAAAATTTTTCAATATTCTAGCAAGGGGACAGTCAAAGGGATAAAGGGTAACGTAGATATGAACTATACTCCTCTGACTATGCTGGAATTGATGGCGCTCGGCGGTTCAGTAGAAATACCAGGCACAACAAGCACAGCAGGTTCCTTTATTAATCTGAAACTAGGAGACAAAGAGTGGGAAGATGTTACGATAGGCAAGACTGCTATAAAACTAAAAGACCAAGGATGTACGATAACTTGTCTAGCGATGCTTTCTTACTGGTATGGTGATTACAAAAAACCGTCTTGGATAGCTAAAAATCTTGATTATACCGCTACTGGATTAGTGTATTGGAAATCAATGAATGGTAAATTGCCGATGAATTTTGTCTACAGATACTACACTCGAGATGATGCTAAAATAAAAAGCATTTTGACATCAAGAGATAATGCCTGTATACTGGAAGTCAACAATCACAGTCATTGGGTAGTATTAGTGGGATATTCAAGATTATACGGGTACAAGATAGCTGACCCTTTCTATGGAGACACGATTTATTTGAATAAGAGATATAAGAACATAAGTGGATTTGCAGAAATTACACGTAGTGACTAATATTATGGCGAGAAGAGGAAGAAAATTTGGGTTTAAAGTTTCAGAAGAAACTAGAAAAAAGCTGTCAGAAGTGAGCAAAAAAACAGGTGCTCCATGGTTGAAGGGAAGAAAACTTACAGAAAAACACAAAGAAAATATAAGAAAATCAAAGACAGGTACAAAATTATCAGAAGAGCATAAAAACAAAATAAGCCTATCCATGAAGGGCGTACAACCAAAGAATAATGTTGCTGGTTGGAATAGAGGAAAACACTTCAGAGGAAAAGATAAACACTGGAATTGGAAAGGAGGGATAAGCACAGAAAACGAAACAATAAGAGGTTCTCTAGAATATAAACTGTGGCAAGATAGTGTAAAAAACAGAGACGGTAATAAATGCCAAAAATGTGGAGAAAATCGTGTAAGCAAAACAACGGCACATCACATCAAAAACTTCGCAGAGTTTCCAGAGTTGAGATTTGCGATAGATAATGGTATAACGTTCTGTAGAGATTGCCATAAATTGTTTCATGTAATATATGGATTCAGGAATAATAATAAGAAACAGGTAATTGAATTTATAAAAACAAATGAGCGAATTAAGAGAAAAAGTTCAAAAGAAAGCCAAAGAAATAGGTCATTGTTTGTGTTCTCCTGTTTTCACTTGCCCTTGCAACTTTTTCAACGAATTCAATGTTTGTAAATGCGCCAACGAAGAATGCGATAGCAGCTGCGATATTAATGACTGGGTTAGGATTAATTCAGTCAAAAAATAATATTGTGGGTTGTTAGCTCAGTGGATAGAGCGTTCGGTTGTCAGCCGAAGGGTCGCAGGTCCGATTCCTGTACAGCCCGCACACATTGGTGTGTGGCGCAGTGGTAGCGCAGAGTCCTGATACGACTAAGGTCGATGGTTCGAATCCATCCACACCAACTGAATTGGCAAATAGCTCAGTTGGTCAGAGCGCCAAGCTTATATCTTGGATGTCGTAGGTTCAAATCCTACTTTGCCAACCCTCAAGCACGATTAGCTCAATGGTAGAGCGTCTCGCTTACATCGAGAGGGTTGGGAGTTCGAGTCTCTCATCGTGTACGATTTATTTAAAAATATGATTAATTTAACACACAACCAAGAGCATTGTTGTTGCCCTCATGAACATGAGGAACTTTTGGTCGTGTGCCCGAGTCTGGTTAGGGAGTAGTCCGCAAAACTACGTACATGGGTTCAAACCCCGTCACGACCTCAAATTTGTGCTTAGAGGTGTGACTATAGCTCAGTAGTAGAGCAGAAGGTTGTGGACCTTAGGACGGCGGTGCAATTCCGCCTAGTCACCCCTGTGAGCGTAAAGCCCTCATAGGCAAGTGGTTAAGCCACCAGAATTTCAATCTGGTCATCGTGAGTTCAAATCTCACTGAGGGTACATTAAATTTTTTCGGGGGGAATCCTTAGCTACAGAAGGGAGTCGTCGCCAAAGTGTCTAATAAGCCTTGCAGACAGCTGTTAAACAAGGATGAAGCTCCACAGAAAGTATCATGTAGTACATGCTCACATGACCCCCACCGAAAGAATTTAAAAAGCGAGTAAGATGTTGATAGATGCGGTATGCCATATAAAGATATTGAAAAACAGAGAGCAGCGTATAGAAAACATTACCGTGAAAATAAACAATGGTATTTTGAAAAGGCAAAAAAACAAAGAGATGATAAAAGAAAATGGATTCAAGATATGAAGGAAGCATCTCCGTGTAAAGATTGTAATACATATTATCCTTATTACGTCATGGATTACGACCATAAAGAGAATAAAAGAGAAAGAATATCGGTGATGGTGCAAAGAGGTTTGAGTAAGGAAACAATTTTGAAAGAAATAGAAAAATGTGATTTATTGTGTTCCAACTGTCACAGGATAAGAACTCAAAAAAGAAAAAGCGAGTAAGATGTTTTTGGCCGCATGGGACTCTTCCAAAGTCTTCGACGGAGTTCGAATCTCCGTACTCGCTCAAGAGATAAAGTACACATCTCGAAGTCCATCGTCTGGAGGGCTCGTAACCCTTAGTGGCATTATAAAAACAATGTAAATAAATAATTAACATACAAACCCAACGTATATATGAGACAGCAAACTAAATTTGAAATTGAAGAGGAGCGATATCGAAAACCTCACAAGTCTTCACTCAGATTTTGCAACAAAACTAAAGGAGAGCACGATTGGGTTGAAGCTGACTTACCAAACACTAAGTATCCTCATTTTACTGGAAAGTGGGAGAAATGGTCTTGGTCAAAAGAATGGGCACGCTGGAGATTGTTTGTTTGCAGCAAGTGTAATAAACAAGATGTAAGAGTAGAGTACCGAGATGAAGAAACAAAATCGTAGATTTTATACAAAGATGGGAAAGATAAAGGGAGACTATATCGGAGATGAGATTGAGGTTGCAAATAATTTCAAAAGAAAAAAACGAAGGGCTTGTAGTCTAACGGTAAAACATTATGATAAAAAAGTGTTTAAATTGTGGGAATCAGTACAAGAGTAAAGTTGCAAAATATTGTTCAAAAAAATGTCAACTGGATTTTCAATATAAAAAATACATAGATAGATGGTTAAAAGGAGAGGAAAGCGGTGGTGGTCATGGTATAAATAACGCAGTGTCAAATCACGTAAGAAGATGGTTGATAGAAACAAACGGTAATAAATGTTCTATTTGTAAAAACACAAAATGGTTAGGAAAAGATATACCGCTGATAGTCGACCACAAAAATGGAGATTCTACAGACCATAGCGAAAAAAACACAAGGTTGATATGCGGAAATTGCGACATGTTATTGCCTACATTCGCAGGAAGAAACAAAGGAAATGGTCGAAAGATAAGAAGAGAAATGTATCACAATAAGGGCCAATAGTGATAATGGGAGCACATCTGATTTGCATTCAGGAATTCAGGGTTCGATTCCCTGCTGGTCCACTTAACAATTGATATCAAAATATGGGCGAATTTACCGCTATCTTGATAGGTATAGGTATAGTTTTAGCCATAATAGCATTAATTATTTTTGTAGTAATGACATCATAATCATGGATAATTTATTGAAAGATAACTTTGATGAAAATAGCCATGCGTGGAAAGGAGAAAAAGCTGGATACAGAGCTAAGCACATGTGGATAATAAGTAGAAGAGGGTCACCCAACTACTGCGAACATTGTAAAAGAAACGATAAGAGAATGTATAATTGGGCAAATGTGGACCATAAATATAAGAGAATAATCGGAGATTATATGAGACTTTGCGTTTCGTGCCATAGAAAATACGATATTAAATCTGGGCTGGTCAACATAGACAACTTTAAGCATTCTATAAGAGGAAAATCAACTTATTAATTCTTAATTTACAAACAACGTGAACATGCAAATCAGAACAAAAGCAGAAATTTGGTTGAATGGAAAGTATTTTTTCACGGCAGATTTGGTAGAGATTAAATACAATCAAAAAAATAAGGCTCCTAACTCGGCAAACGATAGTTCTGCCACTGGGACTGTTGTCAGTCTTACTAAGAACGAATTAACTGCAGAAGAAAAGGAGCAACAGAAAAAGGTCACCGATGAAAGAGATTTTGATGCCTTTTATAAAGAGATGTCCAAGAAGACAAGAAACCCAGAGTTTCATATCCCAGTGGAGTGGAAGGATTAATATTTTAAATAAATAAGGTTATGACAGAGGTCAAGAAAACTATAAAAGAGAGAATCAAGGAGCTATCAGAAAAGTATAAGATTGATTCACCAACGTTTCCAGCAGAAATAATGGATTTAGTGGAGCGTGGGGCTTACCCTAAAAATTTTTGTCCTTCTTGTCAGGAAAGAATGATTTATGACCCTCAAAAGGGTTATTTATTGTGCTTAAATTGTGGTTATGAGAATGTTGAAAAGCCACAGGTTGTTCCAATACCCGTGAATTCTGTACCCATGAGACCAACTGCTCAACCAGGGAAAATACCAGCTGGAGTGCAGAAGTTGATAGACGATGTTCCTAAAGAAACGAAAGTTCCTGTTACGAGAACTCCTAATAGAGCTGAAAAAATACTGCGTATGAAAAGCAAAATGGAGGGGGGAGGGTCTACTCCTATGGATGATGAAATCATACGAGGGCAAGATAGCAATATTAAGGGAGAAATTAATTGGAGTTAAATTAAAAAATTATGGCAGGAAAAGGAAGTAGCGCTACTAACGCAAAGAGAATTGCGCAAAGAGCGAGAACACAGAAGAATAAAGAAAAGAAATATGCTAAACTGATAGCAGAACGCCCAAACGATATACACGTTAAGGCGTGGCAGAAGAAAATAGGTTAGCTAGCGAGTGAAATGCAGAAAGCATCGGGGTGTCCCCGATGGCGGCTCTACTGCGGGTTCGCCCAACTGAATAAAATGCGGACAGCTTAGGTCAGTGGCGAATACGATGGGGGTTGCCGACCCTCACTCACAGTTTTTAAAGTAGTGTCAAAGTCAAGTCAAGTAAAGTCATGAAAGAACCAAAAGTGGGGGAAAAAAGTCCAAAAGTTGAGTTGTCGCCATACTATACGAAGTATATTGTGGTATCGTCAGAGGGTAATGGTCGCCCTAGTTATCGTCTAAATAAATTAGAAGGAGACCAAGAAACTCAAGATTATAAATGGGATGAAGGCAACAAGCTAGTAACCTATAGTTTTGTTCAAAACAGAATGAGCAAACTATTGGGGCAAGTGCTAACCGTAATCGATGCGGCCATCCCAGAGTCTGAGAAACGTCAAAGTAAAGCAGTAAAAGATTTAGTCAAAACAATATTTGTTGATGAGTATGTCGAGTTAACAGATATGTTGCACGATAAAGACAGCCTTATGCAAAGCTGTAATAATGTCCCGCTAAAGGACATCGAGGGAGTCTCAGAGGATGAGGCGTTAGGGATTAAATAATTAAATAGACTTGTTGACACTACTTTTAAAACTATGGAATATCATGAAAAATGGGAAGAAGTAGCCAAAACTGACGACGCTCACAAGGCAATCGCTTCGGGTAATTGGCAGAACGAAGAATTTTATAACTTGTCTGGGGTAATAACGGCAGGCAAATTAACTTCACGAGTTGAAGGAATATATAGAGAAAAATGTAAAGACCTAACTGTAGTTGAAATAGGATGCGGGACGGGGCGAGAGACTAAGTATTTTGCAGACTGTTTTAAACACGTTTTGGCGATTGATGCTTCGGCTACAATGATAGAGAAAGCTAAAAAAAGAGTCAGTTCGGATAAAGTTGAGTTCCAGGTTAACAAAAGTGGAGAAATACCTATTTTTGATGGGGATGCAGATATAGTATATTCATTCCTGGTATTTCAACATTGCAATTTTGATACAGTAAAAAAATATTTTAAAAGCGCACAAAAAGCGCTTAAAGTTGGCGGAAGGTTTATGTTTCAGCTTGGTACTGAAAAAAACAAAGACTACGAACCTTCCGATTTTGATGATGTAGGAGTTATGAGCAAAGATACCTTAATCAGAGAACTCGAAGCGGCTGGTTTTTCTCCAGACTATATAGCTGGTGACCATTTCGGGTTGCACATAGCCATAAAGAAATAATGTATGTTCGGAAACAAACCACTGGTATCTGTCATCATACCAAGCAGAGTAGGAGAAGAAATTGAATCTTTGCCTTCAATAAAGAAACAGACTTACAAAAATCTGGATGTTATTGTTGAATATGATAAAAACAAGGAGGGAGCTGCGATAACTAGAAATAGGGGTTACGCTAGAAAGAAAGGTAAACTTGTATTTTTTTGCGATAATGACATATCGCTTTTCCCAGATGCGCTCGATAATCTATACGCAAAAATGAAGGAAACTGGAGCAAAGTGGGTATTTGGGAGAGTAATGATAGATGGATATGATGTTACTAAGAAAAAAGGGGCTGTTCCAAAAAATAAACACAGCGTAGAATACGCTTACCATTTCCATGGTATATCGACAATGTCGCTTATTGACGCCTCTGCGTTAGAAGAATTTGGTGCAAATGTATTCGACCCTACGCTAAAAAGATTTATCGATTGGGACTTGTGGATAAGATTGGATAAAGCTGGCTATAAAGGAGCTTTTCTGGATAAGTTGATACTTACAACGAAGAACAGACCTGGAGGTATATCCTCTGGAGGGAAGAAAGATTTTGAGAAGTCAGAAGAAAGAATATTCAAAAAGCATGAAATTTCAAGAAAGATAGCTGACATAGTCATACCTCATCACAATAGACATGACCATTTGGAGAAATGTCTTGAGGGCATAGACAATAGGATTTTTAATATAATTATTGTATCTGGCGGTACTTTTGCAGAAAACTGCAACAAAGGAGCTAAACTTGCTGTTACTGACAATATTATTTTCTTAAATGATGACGTTGAGACTAAGAATGAGGTCTTGGTTGAATTAGCAACAGCAGATTACGATTATTGCAGTACTTCTCAGTTTATAAACGGAATAAAGTACCATGCTATAGGTTGGAACAAAACAAACCTCAGTGTCGCTGAGTCATTTTTGCTATCCAGAAAGCCTGAAGATAATCTTATCCCTTCTGGATATTGCTTTAAGGTTAGAAGAGATGTGTGGGAAAAGCTTGGAGGGCTAAACGAAGAGTATAAAAATGGGGCAGAAGACTGCGACTTGGGATTCAGAGCATTAGAAATGGGCTTAAATATAGGATATATAGACAGACCGATGGTTCATCATCACAGTCAGTCAGATGGGAGGTTCGCTTATACTGCAGAAAATAATCTAATATTTAATGAACGTTGGAAAGAATCAGACATAATGAAATTCAAGGGGATAAAAGCAGTAAAACCCTCGGAGAAAGAACATCTAGATATAGTTATTTCTGGCGCATCTATGGGTCATTTAAGCGGACAACCAATGTATTGTTATGAATTGGCACGTCAGTTGAAAAAGGATGGACATAACATCACAGTTGTTTCGGATTGGAAGGAATATCATGGCAAAGAAGGGCATTTCTTAAAAGACAACCTTGAAAAAGAAGGTATTTTGTGTTTAGACTGGAAGCAAGTAATCGTAGGCAAAAAGGATTTGTGGATAGTTAGCGAGGGATTATCGACACCTATTTCTATTGATGCGCCTATACTTAATGTTATCCACAGCGAGTACGACGAAGAATCTCCAATCAAAAATATACCTGTGGGTTATATCTGTATCAGACCTTCTATCCTTGAGCATATCGTTAAAGAGCACAATATTCCCAGAGAAAAGTGCTATGTTGTGTATAACGGCATCGATAGAGAAAGATTCAAAAAGAAAGATAGAATAAAAAGAAACTACAAAAAGATAGTTATCCCATGCACGCACACCGTTTTGAAAAAGAAGTTTATGGAATATATGGCAGAGATTGCAAATGAATCCGAGGGAGGAATAAAGGTCGAATTTCATGGACCGATAGTAAAATGCAATATTAAGGAAACAGATGCGGTTAAATTCATACCCGATTCTTTCCATATCGAAAATGCTATCGTAGACGCTGACGAAGTCGCTGGTGTTTTGCTGGGAAGAGTTAATCTTGAAGCCAACTCATGCGGTATACCTTCGATGATTTATGACCCAGTCACACTAGAGAGCAGACCGTTTTTCATGGGAGAGGAAGCCTTTGATAAGCGACATAATATCAAGAACGTATCAAAACAGATAATAGAAATAGCTAGAAATATTATAGACGGCGAATATGATTGCGTTGTGTCTAAAATCAAAAATGTCCCTTCAATGCCAGCAAATACGGTTAAAAAGGAATCAGAAAAGAAAGAAGCAGAAAAAATAAGAGTATTTAAGGTCAACCCTGTGATTTCAAATCTAGTTAACACTCTGAATAGAAAGCGGATGAGCGAGGAAGAAAGCACTATCTTCCGTATAGCTCATAGCAGCCATTTGCAAAAATAATAATTAGTTATATAATAAAACTATGAAAATAATCACGTATAAATGTAAGTCATGTGGTAACCAATGGCAAGAGAATGTTCAAGACATTTACAAATCAGGAGTGATGAAGGAATGTCCAGTTTGTCATGGTAGAGAAACAAAGGTGGAAAAGAAAAGAATTGTAGTTGACAAGAAATAACAAAGTCATTTACAATACATTTGACTGTTTACAAACAGCATAGTAAAATAAGAGTAAGAGCAAAAGTATTTAGCCAAGAGTCGAAAGGTATAGAAACAGATTGTACCCGAAGACTCTTTTTTATTGCATGAAAACCAAGTATATAGTATACAATTGCGGATATAATTCTTCGACCACGCTACTCGGAAAAGTAACTGGCACAAGGTACAAATTTGTTAAAAAAATGGTTACGGCTGTTGACCACAGAGACGAAAAAGGCTTCCTTGATATGTCGTCTAGCGATATATCGTGGTGCCCAGTAAATGACAAAAGATTACCCCCTTTTATGACGCTTATAGACTGGTGTTCTGGGAAGGATGGGAGATTCGATTACAAACCATTTAAAATATACGACCCCAAAAAATATCAGAAAGTCATGTTAGTTAAATAAACATATGGATGAGAGAACACAAGAAGGTGAGGATATAACAAGACCAGAGGTAACTGCGAACTACGTGAGAATACCCGTAGCTCCAAAGCAGAAGGGAGACGTATTAAGGACTATCACTATTTCAGCGAAGGACGGCATAAAGGCGCTATATGCGGTCAATCGCAAATTAATCGTTACATATTTGTTCCAAAAATCTAACGGCTGGACAATGTCTAAAGCCAAGACTTGGATTAAGGAGCATCATAAATCGGAAAAAAGCTTAATAGAAAAATCTATGAAAAATGTGTCGAGGTTTAACTTCGCCATCCCAGTTCTAAAAGCAAGGTCAATCTTTGTTAAAGACGCTGATGGCAATGAAGTTGAGGAGAGATTTTTGGAGGGAGTAGCTTCGTCCACAGATTTAGACCTGCATGGTGACAAAATGGCACCATCAGCTATCGAATCTATGGCTGAAAGCATCAAACAACATGCTATTATGCTTAATGCGGAACATGACAAATCTTGGCAATCAGAACTTGGAGAAGTTACTAAATTTGAAGTCACAGATGATTATAAATTAGTAATGGAAGCTAAACTCGATAAAGTTTCGAAAGCTGACGATTTGTGGTACGCATTAACAGAAAAGAAAAGCAAACTTGGTCTCAGTATTGGAGGATTCGTAAAAGACTTCAAGATTGAAGTGGATGAAGAAAGCGGAGATTGGCAAAGAACGTTTACCAATATCGAACTTGACCATGTAGCAGTTGTAAGCTCGCCAGCTAACCCTAAAACCTGGGTTTCAGCTATTTCCAAATCTCTAGAGGGATTGAAATTAGGTAAGGTAGAGGAAGAACCTATAACTAATAAACAAGAAGAAATAATTATGGATAAGAAAACACCACTGGAAACTGAAGTTAAAAAGGACGAAGAAGTCGTTGAGACTCCTCCAGCCGAAGAAACTACAGTGACCCCAGAGACTGGTAAAGAAGTCGTTGCCGAAGAAGAAACACCTGCAGAAACAAAGGTGGAGGAAACTCCAGCAGAAACTGTAGTTGAAGAACCTAAGGAAACGCCAGCCGAAGAAACCAAGGAAGAAACTACTATTGAGGAAACTCCCGCAGAGATTCCTGCAGAAACTCCAGAGGAAACTAAAGTAGAAGAAGAAACCAAGGAAGAAGCGGTTGAAGAAAAAGAGGAAGAAGAGACAGAAAAAAAGGTTGAAGAAAAACAAAACGTAGAAGAAGTTAATTTACAACTTAAAAACGAAGAAATTACCAAAACTTTGAGTACTCTCAACGAATCGTTGAAGGAAGTCTTAAAGAGCAATGAAGTACTTATCAAGCAAAATTTAGACCTTGTTAAGCGAGTAGATGCTTTGGAGAATCAACCTGCGGGCCGAAAGGTTTCGGTTGATAAAGGCATGGGAAGTAATAATGGTACCTCTACTGAAGGTAAAACCCTTAGCGAAGCTTTGAAAGAAGCCGAATCTAAGTTTAAAGGTGGCAATGGTTTGTTTGCTGAAAAGCAAAAAATCAGAGCAGAATATGCTGCAAAAGGCATACTTGAGTAGATTAAGGTCGAACTGTTATGGGACTTCGTAGAAACACTCGAATACCACAATGGATGAAACAAAATTCGCTGAACAAAATGCTTTGATTGAGAAATCATTGGCAGATGCTACTGCACTTTTGGAAAAGGCTACTAGCGTTGCTTCTGGAGTTACAGAAGCCGCAAAAATGTTGGAAAAGACAGTTATGACAACAACTTCCAGCACATTTGCACAACGTGAACATCTTGACAAACAGATTGCAGACATCACAAACAGGAAGACTCCTATGTTGGACATGATTACCATTAAGGCAGCCAATGGGTTGACTCACGAATGGGACATGATTACAGCATTAGGAAGTACTGATACAGCCGTGGAAGAATGCGGTACACCTCCTGACAATGAAATCACAATTCAGAGATATTCAGCTCAAATCAAAACTTTCGCCACGAAAGTCAAGGTCTGTGATAGAGCTCAATGGGGCGCAGCTGATTACTTTAATCTGATGCAAACCCATCTTGAGGGTGGAATGAGAAAAATCGTACAAGACATTGAAAAGAAAATTTTCTATGGAGACGTTACAAATCATGCAAATGAATTTGACGGCTTGTACCAACTCATTACAGATAACGCTCCGTCTAACATAATTGATGGAAACAACGGAACTATCACGACTACTTTGATTGATGATGCGATTCAGGCAATTATAGATGAAGGTGGAATGCCTACACACATTTTCATGAGTGCTAAGGACTTAAAAGATTTTGCAGCATTGTATGCAGGGAAAGTTATTTATAACGACCCAACCGCAGGGATGACCTTCGGATACAACGTAGCAAGATACTTGAGTTTCGCAGGCCCTCTGACAATTGTGCTAGACCACTTCATTTCTGGAACTCTTTCTCCAAATACTCCGAATACAGATGCTTTTGTTCTCACAATGGACGAAATTGCATTGGCTCAATCTGAACCAATGTACAAACTCCCTGTATACAGAGGTCTTGATTTGGCAGAAACCCAGGCAGTTGTTTGGAACGTTGTTCTTGAGGTTAGGATTCCTCAATGGCAAGCTATCATCAAGGACTTATCGTAAGATTGTCTTGAATAGTAAAACAGAAACGGTGCTCTCTAAGTTTTGGGACACCGTTTTTGTATTAATAAATTTAATAAAATTATGGCAAATGGAATTGTAACAGGCAACGAAATGGTGATAGTTCAAAGCAAAGAAAACCCAAATTCATCGGTATCTATTCAGTTTCAGAAAGTGTTTGTAATGGAAGCTGGCGTAAAGGACGAAAGAGTGCTATCCAGAACATATACGTTCAAGGAATACGTGGCTAGAATGCCTTTCAAAATGGCGAAGAAATTAGTTGAAAAAGACCCAGAAAAGTATATAATTATAGAAGCTATCGAAGAAGGCAACGAAGCTCTTAATAAACAAATAAAAGAGTTTAATGATGCTACTTCTAAGCTTTCAGTGAGTTTTAAATGCAAAATCTGTGGTCAAGTTTTTGCTTCTGTAGCTAATCTTCAAAGGCACAAACAGACAAAACATCCAGAAGAATATGCCAAAGAAAAGGCAGAAAAAGCATTCAAGGGTAAAAAAAAAGTGGTAGAGACGAGATAGAGGATAAACAAATAGAAAGAAGAAGGCGATTTGAATCAATGCTGTCAGGAATGCGAGGTTCTTGTTGCCACAAATAAACTATGAAGATATTGTACATTCTGCCAGAGGCTGGCATTGCTGGAGGGGCATCACAAGTTTTTGAGCACGTGAATAGGCTGATAGACAGAGGTCATGACGTAAAATTGGCTATTTTAAGTAATGATGTTTACGAGGTTAACTGGTATCCGCTGAGAACAAGCCTTATCCCAATGAAAGACATTCCAGAGATAGCTAAAAAATCAGATATTGTTGTTTCTACCCACTATATAACCTCATTTTTCGTAAATGACCTCGAAACTAAAGCACAAAAATATTACTTTGTTCAGCATAAGGAATCTTGGTTTGTTGATGAGTTATCTTTTGTTATCAATGACTTTGAAGGAACAGAAGAAGAGAAAAAGGAATTGATAAAAAGGAGAGTAAAGGAATACAGAGAGTATATCGAAAAGAGTTACAAATTGATGGACCTTAAGCTAATCACAACGAGTGATTGGCTTGTTGGTATCCTAGACAAGGAATTCGACAGAGAATCACTGCAGGTTTATTGTTGTCTTAACGAGAAGATGTTCTACCCAGAACCAGTTTTTCCTAGAAATGATGGCAAAATTAGAATTCTTCTCGAAACGACTACTCAAAAAACATCCTGGAAAGGTCTTGATGATGCCATAAAAGTATTAGAGGATGACAAGGATTTTAGAAGTCAGATAGAAGTTTGGACGCTTTCAGCTGACGACCCTAAATACAAGGGAGATAAACACTGGAAAAGTCCTTCTCAGGACGAAATAAGACAGATTTATTCTTCTTGCGATATAAACTTGAAGATGTCATGGTATGAAGGATGGGGACTTGGCCCGATGCAAGCTATGGCATGCGGATGCGCAGTGGTGACATCTGATAACTTCGGGATAAATACTTACGGTAAAGATGGATACAACTGTTTGATTTCTGAAAACAGGGACATCGAAGCGGCAAGAAACAATCTCAAAAAGTTAATTTCAGACAAAAAGTTAAGAAACAAGCTAATTAAAAATGGTCTAAATATAAACAAAGAGTTTGTTTGGGATAAAGAGATAGACAAGTTAGAAAAGGAGTTTTCTTCTTACAGAAACCCAGCTGCAATGGATATAGTAGATGAAATATCAGAATACAAAAATGAGCCCAAACCTCTTGTTGAAGCTAGATTAAAAGAAGCTCCAAAATTACTTGAGAAAGAATGGTTTGAAAAAAACCCACAGACAGAAGAAGATATTCTCAAATTCTATCAAGAAACTGAAAATTACATCTATGATTTAACGGCTGTTAATCAGAGCGAGATGAGAATATCAGAATATCAGGAAGTTAAAAACATGATTGATGTTTGCAATAGTAAGCGACATTTAGATTTTGGTGCTGGAACCGCTGACCTTCTTTTGAGATTGCACGAATCTTTAGGAAACAAAATAGTTCTCTATT